CAGAGACGATCGACATTATCGAAGCGGCGATTGCCAAGGCTCCAAACAACAAAGCGGCTGGTTTACATTGGCAGGTGCTCAAGTACGTTTTGCGGTGCTGGTTTAAAAACGGCATCGAGGATCTTAAAAAGGCTCGGTGGTATCTCGATCGATTGATTCAAGAGGAGGAAACAAAGTGAGAATCAAAGAATTGATCGAATACTTTGAAAAGCTTGTGGAACACTCAACTCAAAAAATGGATCAACACAAGAAGCGATCAGAGTGGAAAGCGTGGAACTATCAGCTTGGCCAGAAGATGGCTTACAGGATCTCGATTGCCAAGCTTAAACAAATCCAAGAGGAGGAAGCAAAGTGATAATTTTCATCCCAGGCGAGCCGGTGGCGCAACCTCGGCCAAAGGTCTCGACGAAGAACGGCTTTCCGAGGGCCTACACAGAGCAACATCATCCGATACATGCGTACAAGCAAGCAATCAGGCTAGCCTATGTCAACGCAGGCGGCGAGGTAATCGAGGGGCCGGTTTCGATTCGGATCTTTTGTTGGTTCGAGCGACCTAAGGGCCACAGCAAGAAGCGACGGCAACAGCCAGAGCCAAAGACAACAAAGCCCGATTTAGACAATGTTGGAAAAGCAATTCTCGATGCGCTGAACAAAGTTGCTTACATCGACGATGGACAGGTCAACCGACTAACCGTCGAGAAGTGGTACGTTGGGCCAGAGGATCAAGCCGGTACAGGGATCGAGGTAACCCAATGACGCAACGAAAGAACATCTCGCAACCGCCGGACTTTTGGGACGTTATCGATCGCGCAGCAATCGAGCGAAAGACCACCAAAAGCCGATTGATTTTTGACGCTCTAAACGCTTTCCTTGGGCTCAATATGGAGCGGAAGAGGCAACCACGGACGAAAGTAGCCAAGAAAAAAAAGACGCGTCCAAAATGAATTTAGGGCCGTTGCTTGCAATTTCAGCGGGTCAAGCCTAAAATGCGGGAAAGGAGTCAAAAACATGGAAAGTCTTTTTAAGTCCAAACGCTTTTGGGTATCGTTGGCAGCCGTTGCTGTCGTCGTCCTCAAGGACAAGGTTCCCTTGACCGAGGATCAAATACAGATCCTGGTTTACGCTGTTGGGGCGTGGGTTGTCGGTGAATCGATTCGTCCAGTGGATCCAAAGCCGGAGGTAATCAAGTGAATCGCGTAAAATTTGCTGACAGGCTCAAGGCACGTCGAGCGGCTCGTGAAATTTGGATCGCTAGGCGATCGGATCCAACGGTGGCTGACCTCGTTGCAAGGACCATCGACGGCGATGAGGAAGCTGGAAAGTTGCTTTTCGGCTCGCATCCTGAGCTAGTGGGCATCGATCCAGCAACGCTGTTTCTGCTCATTCAAATCGCGTTGAAGCTTTGGCTCTGGTGGCAATCGCAGAAGGTCGAGAATCCTTCGGAGGATGTTGCGGTTGGCGAGCCTTTCGATTCCACGGTCAGCGACGACGATAACGACTAAGCCCAGATCGCAACGACTACCTACTAACCTTCAATTCCTTACAAGCGGGTTAGTCGGAGCGAGACGGGCAATACACAAGGATGGATGATGGCGGAAGCAAAGAAAGAAAATTGGTTGCCTTGGATCGTCGCTGCGGTGGCGGTCTTTGCGATGTTGCGGAACCAGCAACCATCGGACAAGCCACAACCGAAGGAGCTCAAGTCGGTCGTCTCTCAGACGCTACCATCCATCCGATCAGCCTACAAGCAGGCATTCTTAGAGGCAGCATCGAAGATCGAGTCAGGCGAGATCAAAGATCAAGAGCAATGGACGAAGTTCATTGCCGATAATGCAGGGGCTAAGCAAAAAGACGCATTGAACAAAGTCTATGAAGCGATTGACAAACTCGATTTGCCTGCAAGCTTTGCAGGTAAGGAATCTGAGATCGCCAAGATCAATCGGGAAATTGCGGGGGCTTGGTAATGAATAAACTCGACGCCACAGGCGGAGCGTGGATTGCGTTGGTGATCTTCATGGGTATGCCTGCTTTTGGATTGGCCGTGGTGTTTTTTCTGCTTATCGTCGGTGCTTGGGATATCACGCTTGATGCCATCAAGACTCTTACCAAGAGGGTGTTTTGGGATGAGTGAATTTTTCACAGGCTACGATCCAACCATCGAGAATCGTGACGCGATCAAGGCAAGCTCGACCGAGATCGCTTTTACGATGCGAGACTTCGCAGCTCCCGATGAGATCGATCCACGGCCATTGATGCGGCACGATAAGCAGGGTAACATGGGATCCTGCCAAGGATTTTCGCTTACCAATGCTTGCGAGTACGTTTGGGCTCTTGTGCATGGCTCATTTAGCGTTGAGCGTCAGTTGTCGCAGTTGTTTGCCTACTTGGAGTCCCAAAGACAGAGCCAAGGTCTATTGGGTCGCGATGCTGGATCTACCATCGAAGCAGGGCTCAAGGTCGCAACATCGATTGGTATGCTTCCCGAGAAAGACCTACCATACTCAACGCCTTACCCAAGCAACGCTCGAACGCTCATAACCGACGATATGAGGATGAAGGCTTTCCCTTATCGAATCGGGTCGCATACTTGGCTAGAATCTTATGATGCCATCTTCCGGTACCTTGCAAGCGGCGTAGGTGCTGTCCATACCGGAACGCTCTGGAACGATAGTTTCTATAGTCGCAACGGGGTGCTCGAATCGGTTAGTCTTGGTCGCGGTGGAGGTCACGCTACAGCATGGCTTGGCTACAGCAAACGCAAAGACAGCAAGAACCGCAACTACATTTGGCGACTTAACAGCCACAACGATTCTTGGACTGAGATTGCCCCATCGGTAATTGACGCTCTTTGCAAGCATCAATGGACATCGATTGTCGGCGTGTCGGATCTTTCAACGCCTGGGCCCCGCAAAGTATCTTGGATGCAATCGAGGCCACTTGGATGAACCTCAGTAACGGAGAAAAAGGGATGTTTGCCGTGATTGGTCTTTGTTTGTTCAGTTGGTTCTTTGGATCGAGCCCTAAGCCCGATCCAACTCAATGCGACATTCCATCGAGCGACCTTGTTGAACAGGTCGCAACTGTTCGAGATTCTCTAACAGTTCAACCCGCTCCGATCGAAGATCCCAAGCCGATACCAAGCCCATCGGACAAGCCATTGAAGATCGAGATATTGGTATTCATCGCTCCCGAAGGGCAGAAATGTGAACCATGCGAGCGATGGAAGCGATGCGAAATGCAGAAGTTCTTGGATGCTGGATGGCAAGTCGGCATTGTCGAGGATCATCCGTTTCCAGTGACTCCACGGTTCGAGGTTTCAAAGGGCTCGGAGCGTAAGGATCATGTCGGCTATCTCACTTTTGAACAGGCGAAAGGGTTGGTAAAGTGATAGGACAGATCGACCCATCGCAGGCTAAGGAATGGCTGACAGAAAGCAACTACACGGTGGCAGGCGTGTTGCTTGTCATCTTTGTTTGCTTCGGTCTTGCTGTTTGGCGTGTGATAAGCTGGATCGGTCGCGAATTCGTGATTCCCGGTAGGGATCGAATGTTTCGTCATTTGGATCGAGTTGATGACACGATGAAAGATGTTTCGACCAGCTTGCAAAAGCTTGCTACAGTTCCAGAGAGGCTTGATGGAATCGAGGAAAAGGTCGAAAGCATTTCTCTCCGAGTCAAGCAGATAGACGCGAACATGGGGCACGATGGAGGGCCTAGAAAGTGATCGAGTGGATCTTGTTTATCGCCCTGTCATTCCTTGCGGCTGACTTTATCGCCGGTGTATTCCATTGGTGGGAGGATTCGTACCTTGACCAAGATACGCCGATTTTTGGCAGGCTCATCGGAGGGCCAAACCAGCTCCACCATAGCGATCAGTATGCGTTCCTCAAGGGCTCTTATTGGCATCGCAATTACACAACCATCATCCCGTCGCTGGTGGCTTGTGGCGTGTGCCTTTGCTTCAATGCGACGCAAGACGCATGGTTGACTTTCGCATTTCTGACCCAAGCCAACCAGATCCATGCTTGGGGGCACAGCAAAGGTAAAAACGGATGGTTGGTTTCGATGGCTCAACGGATCGGGATCCTACAATCTTGCAAGCATCATGCTGAGCATCATCGAAGCCCTTACCATATTCGGTATTGCGTAATGAGTCCGATGCTTAATCCGATCCTTGATGCGATCGGTTTTTGGCGTGGACTTG